CCGCCGCTACGCTGTATTCCAAACCCGCAAAGACTAAAACTTGACGTCATAGCACTAATTAGCAGCGTTAATTAGCAACACCCCCCGGGTGATGGAACCAGGAGAACCCCCCGGGTGATGGGACCCGAAGGAGGTGAGGGCCCGAAGTCCCAAAGCGCCGGAGTTGCAATGGGGTGCAGGGTGTTATAGGATGTAGAGATGTTTATGGCCCAAGTCGAAGAGTTCGTGCCTATCCCGGTAAGAGCCCATGCCGCTCCGGGGGACTACGCGCACATTCGCGCCCGTGCCAAGGCTGCGTGCAACACCGCAGGCCTGTTGTTGAAGGAAGGCTACGAGGACGAGCCACCGAACATCGACAAGCTGCGAGACCTTTCTTCCGAGATGGTCTGGGGTGCCTTGGACGAGGCTCAGGCCTCCGAGGGTGTTGCCACGGGGTACATCCCGGCAAAGAAGCGCGACGCCTCCGAAGCCGCCAAGCAACTGACCTCTACCCCGGAAGGTGCCACCTACGTCGACGCGCTCTTGACGCGGTACGACATGGAAGTGGTGCGCGATGCCAAGCGCCTGCGCAACTACGTCACCAACCGCCTCATCCTTGAGACCGAAGACCTCGATCCACGCATCAGGCTCAAAGCCCTCGAACTCCTCGGCAAGGTCAGCGACGTCGGACTGTTCACCGAGCGCACCGAGATCACCGTCAACAACCGCTCGACGGTCGAGCTTGAGAACACCTTGCGGGACAAGTTGCGCCGCCTGATGGGTACGGACACCGCCGAGGATGCCACGGTGCTGGCACCTCCGATCCAAGCCGACGTCATCGACGTTCGCGCCGCCCTACGGGCTGGAATTGACCAGAACTGACCAAGGCTGACCGGTGCTCACCCTCACCGCTGCCGAACTCCAGGCCCTCATACAGGCCTTGCCGAACCTCACGACCTCTGAACAAGAGCAAGTGCTCAGGGTGCTGGACGAGTTGGAGCGCCGAAAACATGCAAAAAAGTGTCAGGATGACCTGTTGGCCTTCTGCCAGCACATGGACCCGACGTATATCGTCGCTACACACCACAAAAAGCTCGCGGAGCTACTGACACAGATTGCCTACGGACTGAAAGACCGGATCGCAGTCTCCATACCGCCCCGGCACGGCAAATCACACCTTATCAGTACGCTGTTTCCAGCGTGGTTTTTGGGCAAATTCCCGGACAAGAAGGTGCTGATGGTGTCCCATACCGGGGACTTGGCCGTTGATTTTGGTCGAAAAGTGCGAAATTTGATCGCTGACCCCCGTTATTCGTCCATTTTTCCCGGGATCAGTCTCTCCCAAGACAGTAAATCGGCTGGTCGGTGGTCTACAAACCGGGGCGGAGAGTATTTTGCCACTGGCGTCGGCGCAGCCCTCGCTGGACGAGGTGCAGACCTCCTTCTGGTCGACGATCCGCACTCGGAACAGGACATACTGAATGGCAACTTCGAGGAGTTCGAGAAGGCATACCAGTGGTTCGCCTTTGGCGCACGAACTCGCCTCATGTCAGGCGGACGAATTGCCGTTGTTCACACACGCTGGCACCAATCGGACCTCATCGGCAAACTAATCACCGACGGTGCCAACAATCCGAAGGCTGACCAGTACGAAGTGTTCGAGTTCCCGGCGATTCTGACCGTGCCGGATCCCGAAGGAGCCGAGGGAGAAGTAGTCGAAAAAGCCCTCTGGCCCGAAAAATTCGACCTCGAAGCGCTTGAACGCACCAAAGCGTCCATGCCGGTGTTCCAGTGGAACGCCCAGTACATGCAGAACCCGACAGGGGAGCAGGGTGCCATCATTCAACGGGACTGGTGGAGGCCGTGGACCAAAGACGACCCACCGAAGTGCGACTTTGTCATCATGACGCTGGACGCAGCGGCTGAAAAAACCAACCGTTCAGACTACACCGCCCTGCTAACCTTCGGCGTTTTTTCAGACGACAACTTCACCAACGGTGAACCCCACATCATCCTGCTTAATTCCATCAACGTCCGCGTCGAGTTTCCGGAACTGAAGGACCTTGCCATCCGTGAGTACAAGGAGTGGGAGCCGGAGGCGTTCATCGTTGAAAAGAAGTCCAGTGGGACGCCGTTGTATCAGGAGTTGCGCCGCCTCGGGATACCGGTGCAAGAGTTCACGCCGCATCGCGGCACGGGGGACAAGGTCGCCCGCTTGAGTGCCGTCGCGGACATCATCCGCAGCGGAATGGTCTGGTACCCTGAGGGACGACGGTGGGCCGAGGAGGTCATTGAGCAGTGCGTGGCGTTCCCCTACGGGTCCCACGACGACCAAGTCGACTGCGTGTCGATGGCCTTGGCACGATTCCGTCAAGGTGGACTCATCGGCCTACCTTCTGATTACCGCGACCCTGAGTACCTCAATGCCCCCCGCCGTGCGGCGTATTACTAACCCCCATCACCCCCATGACGCAATTCTCCGGCCCCAACCAACTCATTGACCGTCTTTCATGGCAATTGAAAAACTCGGGTATGGTCGGCGACACTCGCCAAGCTGCGTTGGACATTCTCAAGTCCCGTGGACACGTGGACGACAAGGGGAACCTCACCGAAGCGGGTCGCGCCCGTGACGCCATGACGGCGGAAGAACGAGCCATGGACCGTGCCAAGAAAGCAGGCCGCACGGGGCCGTTGAAGTATCATCCGCAGACCAACCGCGTGACGCGGCGCTAGGAAGCATTTATGGCAACGAATTTCGACAAAGCTCTCTACGCGGCTCCGATGGGACTCGAAACCGTGGCCGGGCCCGGCACGGAACCCGTCATCGAAATTGAAATCGAGAACCCTGAGGGGGTGACGATCGGGGTTGACGGCGTCGAGATCGACCTGATGCCGGAGCCTGACGAAGTCGGGTTCGATGAGAACATCGCCGAGGTCCTTGACGAAGGTACGCTGTCCGAGATCGCCGGAGAACTCCTCGGGGACTACGACAACGACCTGAACGGGCGCAAGGACTGGGAAGAGTCCTACGCCGATGGTCTGAAGCTCCTTGGTCTGAAGATCGAGGAGCGCACCGAGCCTTGGTCGGGTGCCTGCGGTGTGTTCAGCCCGGTGCTGACCGAAGCCGTCGTGCGATTCCAGAGCGAGTCCATCACCGAGTTGTTCCCCGCGTCGGGCCCGGTGAAGACCAACATCATCGGCAAACGCAACCGCGAGAAGGAAGACGCTGCACAGCGGGTGCAGGCGGACATGAACTACCAGTTGACCGAGGTCATGGTGGAGTACCGCCCGGAGCACGAGAAGATGCTCTGGAACCTGCCCATCGCCGGGTCTGCGTTCAAGAAGGTCTACTTCGACCCGAGCCTGGACCGGCAGGTCTCGACCTTCGTGCCCGCTGAGGACGTCATCCTCCCCTACGGCACCTCGGAAATCACCTCGTGCCCACGCATCACCCACAGGATGCGCAAGACCAAGAACGAGATCGTCCGGCTCCAGAACGCAGGGTTTTACCGGGATGTGGACATAGGTGAACCCAGCCACAACGTCGACGAGATCCAGAAGCGCAAGGATGAGGAGACGGGGTTCAGCGCCACGCACGACGACCGGTATCTGCTGCTGGAGATCCACGTCGAGATGGACGTGCCCGGCTACGAGCACAAGGACAACGGTGAGCCCACGGGCATCATGCTGCCCTATGTGGTGACCATCATCAAGGACACCCAGACGGTGCTGGCCATCCGGCGGAACTGGTTGGAGGACGACGCCACCCACCGCCCGCGCCAGCACTTCGTGCACTACCAGTACATCCCCGGCTTCGGGGCCTACGGGTTCGGGCTGATTCATCTCATCGGCGGTGCGGCCAAAAGTGCAACGTCCTTGACCCGGCAGTTGGTCGACGCGGGCACGCTGGCGAACCTCCCGGGCGGCTTGAAGAGCCGAGGCCTGCGCATCAAGGGTGACGACACGCCCATCGCTCCGGGCGAGTTCAGAGACGTCGACGTGCCCTCAGGCACGGTGCGCGACAACATCATGCCCCTGCCCTACAAGGAGCCGTCCCAGACGCTCCTGACGCTGCTGGAGAAGATCGGCGAGGAGGCTCGACGGTTCGCTGCCACGGCGGACATGAAAGTCTCGGACATGAGCGCCCAGGCCCCCGTGGGCACGACGCTGGCGCTGCTGGAGCGCCAGTTGAAGATCATGTCGGCGGTGCAGGCTCGCATGCACTACAGCATGAAGCAGGAGTTGAAGCTCCTGAAGGCCATCATCCGCGACCACACACCGGACAGCTACACCTACGAGCCCGACGCCGAGACTCCGGCGGGACCACGCGCCAAGCGCGGGGACTACGCCCTCGTCGAGGTCATCCCGGTGTCGGATCCCAACGCGGCCACGATGAGCCAGCGGGTGGTGCAGTACCAAGCCGCGCTCCAGTTGTCACAGCAGGCTCCGCAGATCTACAACTTGCCCAGGCTACACCGGCAGATGCTGGAGGTGCTGGGGATCAAGCACGCCGACAAGATCGTCGAACTACCTGAGGACAAGAAGCCCGAGGACCCCGTCACCGAGAACATGAACGTGCTGCGGGCCAAGCCGGTCAAGGCCTTCGCGTACCAAGACCATGAGGCCCACATCGCCACGCACCAAGCGTTCATGCAGGACCCGAAGATCATGGCGATCATCGGCCAGAACCCGATGGCGCAGCAGATGATGGCGGCACTCATGGCGCACATGGCCGAGCACGCTGCGTTCTCGTACCGGGCCCAGATCGAGATGTCCTTGGGCGTGCCGCTCCCGGCGTTGAACGAGGATGACACCGCGCCGATCAGCACCGAGGACGAGAAGGACCTCGCCCCGCTGGTGGCCGCAGCGGCCCAGCGCACGCTGACGATGAACCAAGCCATGGCCGCGCAGCAGATCGCCCAGCAACAGGCTCAGAACCCGGAGCTTCAGCTTCAGCAGGCCGAGTTGCAACTCAAGGAACGCGACAGCCAGCGCAAGGCCCAGAACGACGCCATGGACTTCCAAGTGGCGATGGAGCGCCTGAAGCTCGACCGCGACCGTCTCGCCTCCGAGAGCCAAGCCAAGAACGCCGACCGCGTCGTCAAGGTGGCGCAAGTGATGAAGCCCACGCCACGCCCGGCCCCGATGCCGCCCCCGACCCAAGGCCGAACCTCGGGCCCCAGGAGGTAAGCCATGGAAACCGACGCTCTGAAACTCGTCCGCGCCAAACTGCGCGAACGCATGAACGCCCTCGCTGACGACGTTGCCACGGGCGCTGCCCGTGACTTCGCGGAGTACCGCCACCTGTGTGGCGTGATCCACGGCCTCGCCCTCGCTGAACGTGAGGTGCTTGACCTGTTGGACATCGCTGAGCGAGAAGACCGATAACCCCCACGCCGTGGCCCGCCGGGCAAGCCACGGTGCCCATCCCGCCCGCGAAAGAAGACCATGACTGACGACATCAATGACACTCCTGACGCTGAGAAGGCTCGCCAACTGCCGGAGCCATCCGGGTACAAGATCCTCTGCGCTCTACCCGAGGTTGAGGACAAGTACGAAAGCGGCATCCTGAAGGCCGACGCAACCGTGAAAGTCGAAGAGCACAGCACCGTGGTGCTGTTCGTGATCAAGCTGGGTCCGCAAGCCTACGCTGACATGGACAAGTTCCCCAGTGGGCCGTGGTGCAAACAGGGCGACTTCATCATCGCCCGTGCGTACTCAGGTACCCGGTTCAAGATTCACGGACGTGAGTTCCGACTGATCAACGACGATCAGGTGGAAGCTGTGGTTCAAGATCCTCGCGGCATCACCCGAGCGTAAGGAGCACCTATGTCTGAGTTCAAATTCCCCGATGAAATCGACGCCACAGCGGACCCTAAGGAGTCCAAGGTCGAATTTGAGATCGAAGGTGAGGGCGCTCCTGAGATCGAAATCGTCGATGACACCCCGGAGCAGGACAAGGGCCGCAAGCCTTTGGATCGTCAGGTATCCGAACCCACCGATGATGAGCTTGAGCAGTACGGCGAGAAGGTCC